CAGCCGCACGTGGTATTTCAAGGACCAAGCCCACACTATCGCACACATGATAATGCAGTTTCCCAACGAAGTGTTGATATCTCCACTACTACGTGTTCCAGCCATCTCAAACTCAACTGACCCATCTCGGCAACGAGCCTTCCCTTTGTTGTACAACTGCTGTCGCAGCAACCAACGCAGGAAACGACGTTTCCAATAGTCATTGTAGAATGAGTGCTCATACCGCAAAGCGGGGATAGAAACATGCATGTCAAATTTGGTTGCATCGCAACCAACAGCGACGGGGTCATCGAAGCAATCCCACTTTATTCGTAGCTCAGACGCCGCAGCATCGGCGTCTAGCCCTTTAAACACAGTGCAATTGCTAGGATCATAACCACCCCACAAGACCCCAAAGGCCTTATGCATGGACTTGAAATAGTGGTGTTCGGCGTGTTTGAGGTAACGTGCGACCTCCAAATTAAACCGTGCCGACCGTGGATTGATAACCCTTGGTGGCTTTCCCACATCTTGTTTCTCAAACTTCACGAAACTGGAGAGCTCAGCATCTTTGGCTCTCACAGCTCCTTCGGTACTCAAGGAAGCATATGCTTCTTCGTAAACTTTTCGCTTCTGAGCTGGGAAGAGTGCGACCGTTTGGTCGTAGTCTAGCACAGGTAGATGCGGCATGAACCCAAGGGTCCACGCACGAAATTCACTAAAGCAATGATCATTCCTGAAACGTGAAGGAGAAACCGGCAGTGCGGGCCTAAACCCAGTCTTGCTTTTACACAAGAAAAACCTCTCTGTAAAAGCCCGTTCCACCGTGTCAACACAATTGTTGTAAACCCCAAGGTTGTGTTCTTGGGTAAAGTCGGGTACAATTGAGAAAACCCTCGACTTTGGTAACAGTCCGTTCCGATTCACACACAACTTACCACGACACTCACGCAACCGCTTCGCACGCAACTGCGGATTGCAAACAGTGTCACAGCCATGAACCGTCACCGGACGTCTCTACAGTCGTCCATCGGTGATGACCTCAGCCATTGTGTCACTACCACACACAAAGCTGATCCACCAAGGAAGCCGATTGTACCGCGTTGCGATACGATCCAGCACATCCTCACAGAAATAGGACTCAACAACCATAGCCCTATTCTGCTCCTGAACGTTCAACCTCACCCCTCGCGCCTCACAGAGACGATTGTAGGTGCGGTGTACGACGAACCGGTTGGCACGCGTGCTCTCCAAGACCCCCAGCTTGGATCTCAAGGCGAGCACGTTCATCGCCACAAAACGACCATCCATCCACATGGGTGTCACCCCTTTGCAGATGGGTAGGCCGGCGTCCTCCAGACCACGAAGGCAAGCATCGAGACGGTCTGTGCCATCTGCGGCCTCAGGCACACCATCTCGCATGGCCTTGCGTACATCCCGTCGGATGGTGCGGTAAGCTATGCACCCAGAGGGTACAAACGAGCCCACAATTGGCACGCGCTTCAACCACTTCACCCGATTGGTCATCACGTCCT